ATCTACTTGGACTCTTAGGATCAAAGTCATACAAGTCTTTCTTTGCAAAAGTCAAGTAACCTACTACATCCTCATGGATGCTATTCTTAACTGCCCAGCTAAACCAATCATCAAAGTCCACTTTCAATTCTAAGTGTACAAATCTGTTTGCCAACGGAGCAGGCATTCTGTAAGTTACACCTTTATCTGCTTCTCTGTTACCAGCGGCAACAATCAAAACATTGTCAGGTAATTTATATGTACCAACCTTCCTGTTAAGGATAAGTTGATATGCCGCGGCCTGTACTGCCGGAGCGGCTGAATTCATTTCATCTAAGAACAATACAATCTTCTTGTACTTCTTAGCCATTTTAGCATCTGGCAATTCTGCCGGAGGTGCCCATTTCATTGTGTTATCGTTTGCCGCATAATAAGGAACACCTTTAATATCTGTTGGTTCCCATAATGACAAACGAACGTCAATCATATATGCGTCAATGTCTTCACTAATCTGTGAAACAATGTCGGACTTACCAATACCTGGAGGTCCCCATATAAAGATTGGTCTTTGTTTATTGAATGCCCTTAGGATGCTTTTCTTTGCATTGTTTGGGCTAACTTGTCTTACTGCGATGTTTTCCACTTTGTACTCCTTTGTTTAGTTTTTCAGTGCCATACTTTATTTCTAAGTATGTATATATAATAGCACCTATTACTCAAAAGGTCAACCGGAAAATGTATTATTTTACCAAAAAAGAATCCAATAAAATCAAGGGTTTACTGATTCATCTGTCCGTTTTAATGCTTTAGCCAATCCATATTTACGAACATCGCCACTGAAAAGATGCAGTTCGAGTGCCTTCTTTTCATTCGTTACAGTCAATCCCTTGTTTGTTAGGAAGTATGGACAGTCAATAAACTTGTCCAAAAATATTACAACCTGGGTTGTAATTTTAAAATCTGGTGGAAAAGGAATATCATATGTTGCAAGTTCTATTTTTTCCATTAAGAATAACAGACCCGCTTCAGTAAGACGCAAACCACCACTGTCTTTTTCTCTGGTATTCTGCCACCATACTGGCATATATTCTGCAAGGGAACTTTCGCTTATTGCAATACCGGCCTGTTTCAAGAATACCTTGGTATAGGTTTCTTTCCAGTTCATTATTCTTCCTTGACTGTTTCGCCGGACGTGAGCTTAACTACTGTAAAATCTTTGACATCAAACAATTCATTTAATTTGTTTGCTAGATTAAAAGCATGACCTGGGTTTGAAAATGACACTTTTTTATATTTAGGTCCTGGATAGTTTGTCAGTGTGTTAGAGCTTTTTAAATTAAAAGGTTTATCCTTATAAAATACTGCCCAAATGGCTTCCGCATCAAGTACCTGTTCGGACTTGTAAGTTTTTCTATTAATGTTTTCTAAAACAACTGTTGGTTTAGGTCTACTCATATTAACTTCCTTATACTAATATTTATCTCAGTAAAGGAGTAATATACGTAGTTTATTGGATTATGCTACCAGCTCTTACCACCATCTACGGTAACACTAACAACTTCTTCAGTATTATTTTGCTTGTCTACTAGCTTTTCAAGATCACCATGTAATCTTGACATTACACCTGCTAGTGTAAAAGCTAGGTTTTTAGCTTCTACAAGCGTCATACGTACTTCTTGTTGGTTAGTGCTATCTGCAACTTTAACTTTATCAATGTATTGTTGCAAAGGGATAGTGTTTAAAGGTTTAACGTCTGTTGACATTACTTAACTCCGCTCTCATTTCTAGCTCTGTTTTAAATGGCCCTTTGTGTTCATACTTTTCAAGTGTAACTAATTTAGGGCAAAAACTTTTTACCCAACCTTTTTCAAAGTGAATACAAAAATAACCTGCACAATATAAACTTTTAGACTTTTTACTTTTTGTAAACAATGCAAATTTTCTTTTTAAATCAAACATAGCATTGTAAGGATTAGTTGATGTTGGCAAGTCATATATTTCTTTGCTTGGACTTGACTTATCTGAAATACTACCCTTGGACCAAAGTATGTTTCCTAGGTCACGTTCTACTGTGTTCTTGCTGTCATAAAACCATGAACCATCTTTACAGGAATACATATATCTATTATCCGTATCTTTTGATAATGTTCCTACCTTTTCTTTTGTATCTTTATCTTCAATGATCCAAAACTTGTTTTTTAATATTTCGTTTGCTTTTAAAGATGTCATATGTACCTTCCTATATTAACGGTAATGTTTTTAATTCAAAGCCTAACATCATCATTATGTTTGATATTACTTCAAATTGTGAATCTAATATTATCCTTATATCTGTTACTTCCTTTAACAAATATGCGTTCGCACCTAAACTAAAAAGCAATCCTACTGTAATAACACCTAATAACAATAAAATCTTTTTATCTAGTTTCATACAGGATACCTTGCTTGTAATGGTTCAGCATAAGCCTGTGCATTATCAGTTATTCTTTGCATATCATAAATTGCACAAAACTTCATTAATCTTAAACCAACCTGTTTGATGTTTTTTGGTTGTGCATTTTCTGATATTGTATTTTTAATTTTTTCTTTTACATTTTCAGGTTGTGCTGTCAAGTCGCATAATGTTACATTTCTATTGTAGTCATCAAGTACTCTGTGTTCTTGACCTTCATGATCTACCCATCTCTGCAACATCAAGTTATTCCAAGCATATCCTTTGTTGCTTTTATCTGCAAATGCTTCTTCAAGACCTACTTTGTTTTTTGTGCCTTTGACTCTCACTCCAGGATAAGCACTGAACACGTTGTCACTTGTATCGCCTCGCATACATTTTTCAAACAATAACCATTCAGGATTAGGAGCGGCCTTTTCTTTACCAGTCTTTTTATCAACAACACGTTTGCCCTTGTCATCAAAGTAACCTTCACTTGTTATAGTTACATTTGATACACCATTGTATTGAGATACCTTAGGACTTATCAGTTGTGCAAAATCACCATCAGTTGAAATAATAACGTGTTCATCATTAGGATGATGTTGTATCCAACCTGCAATAAGATCATCTGCTTCTAATTCATCATGTTGTAAAACTGTGCAATTAGTTTTCTGTGTGATAAAGTCACGGAAACTATCAAACGTTTCCCAGAAGACTTTTTCTTCTTCTTGTTGTGCTTCAGTCAAAGCATCTCTAAATTCTTGTCTATTACGTTTATAAGGTTGATAGAAATCCTTACGCCAGCTTCTTCCTTCTAAACAAAAAACAATATGATCAGCATCAAAGTCATTCCATGCCTTCTTCAAACTGTTAAATGTTATGTGAAATGCCATGCCTACTTTTACATCAAGCTCACCACGAACAACGTGCCTTGCTCTAAAAAAAGTATTTGCGGTATCAACCAAAACGTATTTCATTAGCTTACCTGTACTGCAACGTAAAATAATAAACCAAGTATTGAAAAGTTAATTATCATGTTTATGTAATTTGGATTTGGACTCATTTTAACTTACCTCCGATTTTCCGTCATCTCTTTTGTTTATCTTAATATAACCTGAATCCCTGTTTGGGTCAAGTCCCTGTTCTTCCAAAATGTTTCTTGCAATAGTTTTAAACCATGCATCAACAATTTGTTCGTTAGTTTCGCCTTTGTAGCCTGCATCAAGAAGTTGTTCAATAAACTCATTGTTCCAATCAAGCTCAAAGAATCCATTCTTTATGTCATGATGGTTAACGTGAGTGTTCAAGACAGCTACCCAAGGTTTCTTTGCCTTTGTGGCCGCTTTCTTTTCTTCTTCCAAAAGACGCAGTCTTTTTTGTTCAGACGTTTCTTCTTTTGGATTTTTCTTGAACTTATCCTTGACTTTGTTTATAAAGTCTTTCATAATTGTGCTCCATTTATATACCAATCCTGACCATAGCTAATTAAACAATAGCTTTCATAACCAGGATGATACTCTACTATTGTATACGTTCTAGTAATTGGATTACTGTAAATTGAAACTGGTAACCATACCGGAACTGTACTCAATGCCTCCATATCACGTACTGTCGTCTCCTGTACACCACCAGCTATAAGAACTTCACCTCTTTCTTTCAGTCCTTCATCTAATACATCTTTTTGCATACACACTACTGGTTTCTCTTGCCATTCAACTGCACTAGCATCTTTGTAAACAACGATACCAATAAACAGTACAAAAATTGTTAATAATATTCGTAACGGTTTCATTTTATCACCTCCTAAGTGCCTATTGCGTTTCCGAACAGATATACATGAACCCTTGCGGCCACGTTATATCCTCTTCTAAATGCCTTTTGTGCAACTTCTCCTGCCGTTGCACTCTGCTCTTCTTCCCTGGCACCTACAGGCATAATCCATACTGGCCAATCAACACCAGCAGATCTAAATTTTTCTAATGCTTCTTCCATCTCATTCCATTCTCTGTCTTTGTCACCAACCACAAATTTAAGTTGTCCTTTGCTTGAAAGTTTTCTATATTCTGCAACAACTTCTGGCTTTATTGCTTTTTTGCTTTCTTCTCCAGATACTGTAAACAGTTTAGGACTACAACTAAAAAATATTTCTGTATCAATCTCTTTTACCCAATCAATAAAGTTAGGCTTCAACATCTGTGTACCATTAGTTTCAAATGTCATACTACTGGGCAAGTTATCTTGCTTTTGTAATTCCCTATAAATGCCTATGGTTGCTTCTTGTCCTGTTGGCATCAAAGGCTCGCCACCTGTAATACATAAGTGTTGATGTTGTTTACTAACAGGATGTAAAAACTTACCTTCTGGATTGTCTTCATTTTTTAAAACATCAACAATCTTGTTTGCAAGTACCTGTGGAGTTTCTTGCCCCATCAAGTGTTTGTATTTTTTTGCCCAAGTGTAGCTAGAATCACAACCTTTCTCCCACACAGGCAAGTCTTCAACTCTTTTTATTTTAGATACATCATAATCCAAAAAAGGCAGATCATATGTATCAGGATTAGTTGGATCTATCTGTCCAAATCCATTACATTGTAAATTGCAAAGAAAGAAACGTATCCATGCAGTAGGCACACCTGTATAGTGTCCTTCTCCTTGGATACTATAAAATATCTCACTGTAATAGTATTTTCTTTCTTTTTTATCCATTAGCTAAACCTATCATATAGTGCTATTATAACATGAAAAGCACCATATGTAAAGATACAAAATATAACAAATTTCAAAAATTTGTTCATTCCGTCATCAGCCATTACTTCCCATTGTGGCCTTTGTTTTTTGGATTTGAAAAACATTTATCCCTCCAAACTAATGAGTGGTTCATCAGTGTAACTATCGTGGTAGTCACCATTACTCATGAATTGTCTAGTAGATGTTTCTTTTACAAACATACCATTTTTCTTGCGATATGTGATAAAAACTGCTTTGACAACACCATCAGTATCTCTATCAATGTGTTCTTTCATTGGACCTTCCTTCATTAAACTATCTCCTCTATTATACCCAATACTTCAGCTAGAAATAAAACGGCACCTGCCGCCATGATTAAGAATCCTGCATCTGCAATAAAGATATCAGTATAGTTGTTCTCTGACCATAGAGAATAACCTGCATAGCAAAGCATGGCACTTGCTACAAATCTAAAAATACTTTTTACAATACTCACTGCAAAATGACCATCACCTGGGTCTTTGTTTGCAGGAATAATAATTTTTTCTGGTATAGGCATATTTACTCCTTAATAACTTGCCATTATTACAAACACTATACAAGCCACAAAGCCTGCAAGTAAAACATGGTTACCTAAATTTAACCAACTGCCTCCTAAATTTGTTTGATTCTTAGGATCAATTATTCTTGCTTTAAAACCTTTGTCAACCTTAGGCAACTTTGGAGCGGCATGAGTATCCACTCCGAACTTATCTGTAGTATCAAAAAGTTCGAGTTGTTTTTCGTTTTCCATTACATTCCTGCTTGGTTATATGCCAACAAAAGACCGAAGCCGAACACGGCCAGGATCCATATTGTTGGCAAGTTGTCTAAAATCCACCACTTCAATTTATTCATGCTCTCCGCCTGGGTCACCTTTTGGTAAATTAATTTTATAAGGATTACCATTCTTATCTCGCATAATCATAGTCTGTCTTCCTCTACCATACGAGTGATATCCTTTTATAAAGTTGAAAGCATTTGGGCTTCTTTCTGCAACCTTAAATGTTGCAACAGTAACCACAATAGCAGTGATAAAGGCAATGTGTGCTATTGAACTGTAAGCAAAAACTGTAATGCTATCTGCGATAAGCAAAGCAAATACACCTGACCACATAAATGCCAACACCTGCATCACCATGTGTCTAACCTGTAAGTCTGGAATGTGTCTCAATGGATTACGTTCATAATTCATTACACCATTCCAAGCATCAACTATAAATTGTCTAAATTTGTATTGCATAACCATGACCTGTCCTTTCTATCTGGGTGCAAACTCTTGTTGAAGTTTAATGTTATCCATAAACTCCTTCTTAGTTCCAGGGTCATCATTGAATGCTCCTTTCAACACAGTCGTCTGCGTCAAACTACTATGAGCACCTATACCCCTATTCTCACAACAACCATGTGTTGCTTGTAAGTAAACTCCAATGTTAGAACTGCCTGTTGCTTTTGCTATTTGTCTAGCAATCTCATTATTAAGTTCTTCTTGGAGTGTTCCACGTTTAGCACACCATTGTGCAATACGTGTATACTTTGAAAGTCCTATAAGTGTTTCTGCCGCAATAATTCCAATGTATGCAACGCCACTCACTGGTTGATGATGATGTGAACACATACTCTTGATTTCACTTCGCACAACCAACATACCTTTGTACCCATCATCTACATGATTAGGAAAAGCAGTTGCATTTGGCATTGGCAGATATCTGCCACTCATTATTTCATTGTAATACATTTTTGCAAGACGTCTTGCAGTATCCATTGAATTGGGATCGGTAAATCTATCTATTAGTAGTCTGTCGAGGACTTGTTCGAATGCTTCTGTTGCCTCATCAATTAAAATTTCTTTTTCGCCTTTGTGTATGTATTGGGCTATATTATCACCAGCCCAATACCTATGTTTATCAGCCTGTAAACGTTTTGTTATTTCTTCAAATTTTTTCAATTTCTTTCTCCGAGTTATAGACGAGGATGTCTCCAGTCTTAGTGTATACTATACACTTATTTAGGTTTTTTGTCAAGTTTTAAATGCATCAAAAGTATTTGTTGAGCATTTCAATTTGATCATGATACATTGAAATGATATTCAATTCTTTTTCAATAGCTTCCAAAATATCAGGATGTTCACCTACACCAGCCGCATTGTGAAAGTAAACTTCCACGTTGGCTTTATGTTTGGCTATATGACCTTCTGCGTGTTTAATCATAGCTTCTATCATTAATTTTCTATCGTATGCCATTCTTTTCCTTTCCAAATTGTTGTGGAAGATATTCTAAAGCGATAATCTTGTGAATATCATCTCCAAAATGTTCACCATCAACAGTTTTCTTTGTTATGTCTACTTTCTTCTCACGTAAGAACCATTCCTCAACGTGACTGTTTGCGACTTGGATATAATCAAAATTATAAAAAGAATTCCTTAATTTAGGAATCAACATTTCATCTGGTATCCATGTCCATTTATTTAAGCTAAAAAGTTTTAGCTCTGCTCCATTACGGCGACATAGCTCTTGTAGAATGAACATTTCTTTAAACCATTCTCTTTGTGCTTTGAGGCTCATAATTTCCATCCAAGTCTTTACTTTCATGTATGGCTCTGCTCTCAAGTCTGGAGCACCCATCATGAACCTTGGATCAAACTTCACATTAAAATACAATCTTTTTTCATAGTCTTCAGGATAGCATTGTAACGGAATATCAAATATCTTTCTTTCATCATTGTGTAGTTTCTTTAACCACAGGTCAATCTTGCCTTTTTTGTGTTCTAAATGATACAGTTCATCATGTGGAACCATGTTTTCGTAATCAGGTGGATCCATCATTGTAAGTCTAAATCTATTCCAATAAGTGTTTTGTACAACGACTTCTTTTATATCATCATATTTTTTAAATAAGAAACTTAACCATTCACTGTATTCCCACCAACCATTGCTACTGTTGGCGAATATGACACCGTCAGCATCTTTGCTATTGATGTAGAACTCAGCCCAATTATTATCGTGCCACTTGCCACTGTAAGGCCAAGTCTTATGATTAAGACTAACATCTTCAGGAATATCAGCAACATGATATCCGCAAGTGTGACTACAACCTAGTGCCGCGATTCTCATCTTCTTTTAAGTATCCTTTCTTGAGCTTCAATAATTTCCTGTGTGTTAAAAGAACCATCTCTTCTTTTTGCATCTTCGTCAGTGTATTTTTGCTTTTCTGGAATGACACCTCTTACACCTCCTTTAGGATCATCCATATCTCCTACACGTCTTGGAATCAAATGTACGTGTGGATACATCACAGTTTGTCCTGCTTCTTTACCAACATTTTGTCCTATGTTAAAAGCATCACAATAACCACGTTCTACCCAATCATATCCCCATTTGTAAGCGGCAGTAAAACAAGCTGTCAAGTGTTCCCAGTCTTCTACCTTAGGCACAAAAAGAACGTGTCCTTCAGTTACAGGATACTTGTCTTTGAATACTGTAAATTCTTTTGTATCTATTAATACGTCTTTCCAAGGTACTTCACTATACTGCATTAAACTCTTCCTTAATGTATCTTTTTAATTCATGATCGCCTACGTTATCAGGTATACGTTTTTTATAAAACAATTCGTAACTGTCTGATCCATATTTTCCTACGCCATATAACTTGGTAGCATCTTCTCCGTCCCAAGTTAAAAAATCTTTTGTCATCTGTCGTATTGCATTCTCACGTCTATTGTAAAAGCCTAAACTTTTAATTACTTTGATTACAGTAGACTTTCTGCTTTTTAAGAAGGCTTCAGGAGTTGGCCATTTATCAAAAAATTCTGGTAACACCCTTTTGACTTGCATTCTTCCTGTTTGGTTTAAACAAATGACACCTACAAAATGTTGCCATAAGTTTTCAACTTGTTGTTGCACCATTAAATCTTCACGCATCATCTAACCACTCCGTTACTTGAATCATTTTGTGTAGTTTCTTTTTTGCTTCTTGCATATTCTTTGCAGGTACCCATGCCTGTCCTATGCCTTCTGTTGGACTTAATCTTTCTATTTCAAGTGCTATATCACTATCTGACTCTTTGTTCATTCTAATCACAGCAGGTACTTTAAATTTTAAGATATGAACAGTATCTTTTATTTCTGGAAATTTAATTACGTTATCTTCTGTCATAACCTTGGTTTTATTTTAATTAATTTTTTTGGTCTTAACTTTAATGCTCTTTTCATTAAACTTATTATACCACCTTTTTTAAACTGTGTCAAGTATCTCTTTTTGTCCAATTCTCTGATTAATTCATCTGTAAGCATACATTCTTGTAATTTTATATTTGTCTTTAAATTACTTGGAGTAAATTTAACATAACACAAAGGATCACCACGTCTAATGTGTAACTTATCATGTGTGTTGTTAAAAACAAATCCCCAGCTTATACTTCTTATCCAACTATGAATATTAAAACTACCACCAATTACTTCTCCTGGCAATTGATATGGAAGTAGGAATGGAGGTAATATTTCCATCAACACAGGTTCATCTGCAACAAACAAGTAATTTAGATTAAATTGAAACATTGGTTTTTCAACATCATACATTTCTTCTGGTTGATGTAATGTTACTAATCCTTGCAATTGATTTGTATCTACTTCATCGCTTTCAATATCTACACCTCCCTCTTTAGGAACGGCAGTGAAAGACACCGGTGACTTCAAAACAAATAAATTATTGTAAAAACTCTGATATGAAGGGCAGTCTATTACACCTCTTTTGTTGTATTGCTTGTTTTCAACCTTTGGTGTTTTTAAACGTTCTGGTTCTATTACGAGTAGTTCCGGTATAGTTCCTGTCCAACACCATCCTATATTAGTCGTCATAACTTCCAACATTTTCCCAAGGATAAACCAACCAAACATCTTCTTCTGCTTTGTTTACTTCATCACAGTGATAGGATACTTCATTAAACTTACTTGCAAAATTTTCTGTGAGTGTTGCAAATTTAACATTGTTGCCCCAGATACGTTTCCACTTGTCTGGATCTTTATGACGAGATTCCCAATCATTTTTTATCCAATTAAATGTAGCACCTGTATCATTTATGTCATCTACTATTAATATCTTTTTACCAGTTGGAGAACCAGATACAATTTTTCCGTCTAGTATACCATAAGCATCATCGGCCATCCAATCAACACTATCACCTGTCTTGCCTGTTTCGTTATCACGTAAACTTACTTTAATTGATTCACAACGTATGCCAGTCATGTTGCTTATAATTGTGGCAGGTATGTTTCCACCTCTTGTGATACCTACTATGTAATCAGGTCTATAAAAGTCTGCATACATTTGGTTAACGATACTTACACACATTGATTCTACGTCTGACCATGTGTAGTATTTCTTTTTAATTTTCATTTTTGCTCCTGGTATTAAAATTTCCGCTTATAGAATATCTATCTTTTCCACTCACGTTTTTGCCTGTATAGTGGCTAATCCTTGAATCAAAAATCAAAAGCATACCTTCTTTTGGTTCAACTACTTTTTCAAATCTTGGCATATCATTTACAAATACTGTGAAATGTAAACTGCCTTGTCCTTCACACACTTCAGGATAATAAACAAATGAATACTTACTACTTGTATGACTGTGAAAGGCAGTACTACCATGCGGTTCAGTTTTGTGTGTCCAAATACCAGATAGTTCTATGTCTTTATCTCCTGTGTATTCTTGTACTGCTTGTTCAACTTGTTTCATAAAGTTTATGCAACAAGGATTGTTAGGAAATTTAAAATCTTCATAATGTGTATCTTCTGGATTAGGATCTATTCTTTCATTGTCATAACTGCTTATACATTCTAACATTTCTTTATTGTTAACATTAGGAAGTGTTGTTTCAAAAACATCTATGCTGACAATGGTATGTATTTTTTCTTTAATAGGGTTAGGAGCCACGTAGTCCTTTTTCCAAGGATACGTCATTTCGTCGCCCATAATGATTGGATTATTAATTTGTTTATTATTTTTAACAAACTTGAATGTTGGAGTAAATCTGTGCTTGTCTCTAAATGGTGTTGCAGTATGTAACAGATTGCTTTTCCATGCTAACATTCTTCCTGGGATAGGAGGAACACTTATGATATCAGGATATTTTGTTCCTTGATAATCTGTTTTTTGATTTTGTAAATTTGTAATAAATTTAGTTTCACCACCTTCATTAATATCCCAGTTGTTGTTTGCATAAAACATAAATGTCCATGCTTCTTCATTTTCATCATCTACGTGATAAAAAGCTGATTCACGTGGTGCAAATATATTTGCGTGTGATCTTTTTAAAACCATGCCATGCAATTCTGGTACGTATGTTTCTATAAAGTTCCATAGAGCATGAAAAGTTTTTGTGCCTTGATAATCACCAGTACTCATTCCTGTCGGAGGCAAATCACTATCATCTACTTCACCATACAGATATGGAAAGTTCTGTACATCCATTACCAACTCATTTAGTTGAGGCGGCGAAAAGACGTCATCAAATATTAATAGCTTACCATCTAACTTTTGTGTGATTACTGGTTCGTTCATTAAAAATCAATCTCTCTTCCTTTAACTTCCCAAGTGCCATACCTTGTTGGCTCAGGACGTACTTCTTTCTTATTTAAGTATTCTTCATGTTGGATCCATTTACCATCTACTTTGAATCCCCAATCTTTTCTTTTCTTAGCCATATAAAATAAACTCCAACAAGGAATATTTTTTCCATCTTTATCTTTTGCTAGTTCTAACCAATGCAGATCTTCTGCTTTTCTAAAACGCAACGATCCTGGGCCTCTCCAAAACTTACCTTGTGGTGTATGTTCCCAATACCCACCTTTTAAAATTAAAGCACCCCAATCCCATGGATGATCATGAAGTTGAGGTTCATCGCTTTCTAATACTTTGTGTAACGTGATATTGAAAGGAAAGTTCTTTCTGTCCTTTAGGAACACATAGTATCTAACCAAATAAGGAATAGTACCTCCTCTATCAAATATAATACGTTTCCTATCCTTAAAAAGGAATCTCATCGTCATCTCCATTTGCATAATCATCTTTCACTAAATCATACACTTCTTTAAATTTTAGATATGCAATTTTAAGTGCAGGATATTTCTTAATCATTTCCTCAATTCTATATTCACTAGGCCAATTTTGTACACCATGTTCGCCAAATGTAAATTCTCCATCTCCTAAAGAAGAAGTATATGTAGGTGCAAATGATGTTTGACCTCCACCCATGTCTAATGTATCTGTAAGATCTGAACTTGTTAGTGTGTATGCAGGATCTGATATGGTACTGGCTCCGCCAGTTGAATAAGTTACTGTGTAAGGTTTATCATCTCCTAATTGTACTTTTACAATTTTTTCATCTTCATCGTTCACTGCTTATTGCTCCATAAAGTTTGTTACCACTGAAGAATTCAGCTTGTAATTTTTTAACCTGTTGTCTTACAATAGGCAAATATTCATCATAGTGTTCCATGTAAGTTTTAATTCTTTCAATCAGTTCAGCTTTATGTTTTGCATAACCATCAGCATCTATTGTCCAATCACTTGGGTATTTGAATTGATCAAGTGCCATCTCACTGTAACTTAACCTATCTGGAACCATAGGAATACAATCAACCAATGCACCTTCATACCAACTTATGCCAAGTGTCTCTTGTAGGTTTGCACTAAACACCATCTTTGCTCTGCCAAGCAAGTTGTGATATTCATTCTTTGTAAGTGTCTTGTCTGCACAAACAATTAGTTCATAATCAGGCAAGTCATGTTGTAAATCTCTAAATAAGTCTGGTTGTTTCTCTGGAGCAATTCTGTGTGGAAATAAAATTATGTTTTCCTTTGGCATACCCTTGTAACTATCTAAACTGTTCTTTAAATACTCCATAGGCCAACCAACTCTTTGTACCTTGTTTTTCTCAGTAGTAAGTCCAACGTAGTTGCCATACTCTTTAAAGGATTCAATAAACATATCAATATGGAAACTACTTGCAAAGAAGTTGTGATCATAACAATCAAACATTGACCTTTCAGCATTTCTTACCCAAGGCTTATCACCTATTAGTCTACCTAAAAAGTCCGCAGGATCATATGAACCGGCGTGCCACAATCCACCCACTTTAATTTTAACTCCGAGCAGTTCAGCCATATATTTAAGCTGGATAACAGTAGGATTCCAAGCATCAGTATAAAGGAAGTAATCGCCATCTTTAACTTGTCCATTACAAAACATTTCTCCTATTTGCTCTAATTGTTTGCTCTTGTAAACATTAGTACCACCAAAGTTTAAAAAAGCACCAGGAGTGGTTGCTTGTGGAGTATCACCTCCGCTTATTACTGTTACTTCTTGGTTAGTTGCACGTCTTAACTGTTTAGGAAGATATTCCTTCCATTGTTTTGTATAACGTGTTTCTACTGCTTCAATGTCTACTATGTATATCAATTTAGTTTCCTTTTTTTGAATCTTGCAATTCTACGCCTTTTCTTTTCAGCTCTTGCGGCTTGTGGATCCAAGAAGGCCGAATATGCACGACTCTTGTTATCATACAGATCTTTCTCATTAAATCTGTAACCTTCAAACCTACAAAAGTTTTTAAACTTTTCCAGGTCGTCAAAAATCTTTACAACGTCAGGGTTTTTAGCAAAATAAGACACGTCAAGTTCTCCTCTTCTATTTGCTGTATACGATATGTGCACCATTTTCTCCATCTTCAGAAACGTCTATGTGGACTTCTCTGCCTGGATACTTTTCATTAATTTGTGTATAAAGATCATCACTGATCATTTCACAAGACTTGTAATCTAATTCTAAAGTTTTTTCTTGATAAAGTTTTTCTAACCATCTCTTGAATTGTATAAATTCAATATCTCTGTCATCATGGAAAACTTCAATTGCTACTTTGAAATGAAATATGTGTCTGTGTGGATAACCTAAAAAGGATACATCATATTCATCACCTGTTGCTAGTTTAGGATCTTCTAGTGCCGCAGGATACTTATGTATTCCTTCTTTTCTAAAAGTAACCCAAATCATTCTTTTTGCATCTTTCATTCTATGTGCCTCTCCTATTTCTTTGTATTTTTGCCTTATCATTTCCCTATAAGGAATATGTTCTTCTTTATTACTACTATCATCTATTATAGCATTACTGTCCCACATTGTCAACCTCTTCCAATGGTTCATCTTTTGAATATTCTTTCCAATCTGTAAAATTGGCGTCTAGCTTTAAATCTTTTACATTGTGTATCCAAACACCTTTGTTAGAAAATTTAAAATCATTGTCATCAATCTTTACACAGGCATTTTCATTTAAGTTATCAATCTTAGGCATCTTTACACTTATCTGTGAAATAAAGTTTTCAAATCTGTTGTAATCAAAATTAACTATGTGTTCGTGATACTTAACATCATAATCTAGTGTCACCAACCAACCTTCTTCAAGTAATGGCATAAGCATATCATCCCAGTCTTCCTTTTGATCATCATTTGTAGGATTGAAACTTTGATTTGCACCTAAGTAAATATGTTTACAATCATTTTCTCTTGCTTTGTCCATAACATCAATTGAAAACTTTATGCCCACTACAAACAAAGTTTTCATGCCGTATGCAGGAGTCTTTTCAACTTCTACACCAGTAAAGAACTCTACGTTGTCTTTTATACCATTTTCATATTCACGTTTCACATGAAGCTCCCATCATTTATATCTCCATTGAATGCAATACTAATTCTATCTCTGTTGCTCATGTTTACTCCTGCATTGTGCAACAAGTAACTTGGAAAACATACTAGCTTTCCTGTTTCTGGTTTGATTCTAAATCTTGTGCTATTCCATTCATTAGGACTTTTAATATATCTATACGGAACTGCTTGATCATACAACTGATGTGGACTGAACAAAGTTAAGTTGCCACACTTCTCACTTGCCTGTGCATAATAAACACAACTTAGAACATTTCTATCGTGCATATGGACCATGTTAATATTAGTTGTTGCACCTGCTGGATAATTTATATTCACCCATTCATTCTTTATTTGAATAGGACAGTTAATAGTGTAGTACTCTTCCTGTACCTTTTTAAACATATTACTGACTGCATCTTTAAGTTCTTTAAAATCAGGATCGTCAATCAGCCAATCACTTTGCCAACCACCATCTTGTTCACCCCAAGTTTGTGCTTTCTTCATTCTATAACAAGCATCAACAATAGACTTGTTATCTAAATGTAGATAGTCTTCTAGTAAAAGAGTTGAAAAGAGTGCGGTATGTTGCATTAGTGTCCTGCCAGTTTATCCTTGAGTGCTAACTTAATTTTTTTGTGTCTTTGTAGTAGTTCCTTGGTTTCCCAAGTTCTATCCTTTTTTCTGTCTTTTGTGATCTCTATAACTTTCTTGTCATAGTATCTGTGTTCGTGTTCTAATTTTTTTTCTGCTTTACTTTTGTTCATTTTCTAACTCCTCCAACTTACTTTCTTGTAAGTCTTCTGTGTCTGTTTCAGCAACCGGCACACTATCAGCATCATCAAACAAAGCATTAAATTGTGTTTGGGCATTAATAGTTTTTTTACCTGTTGCTCCTCTAGTGCCTATGATAGACATCCAGAATCTTGAATATTCCTCAATGATTGCTTCTGCTTTACCTCTATCGCTTGTACTAAAGATAGCATCAATAACATCACGGAAATAAAGTCTGTCAAATTTTTCTTGTACCAACATAGAAGGATATATACCATTGTCATAGCATCTGTTAGCTTCTTGTACTGCATTGATATGATGCCATACGTTGTGTGCCATCTGTATTGCATAACTGAAACTATCCCAGCTTGTTTTTCCTTCCTTGCCAATCTTGTTTAAATCACCTGGAGCATAAATGCAAATATCTTTTACAAGTATATCCTTTGTTACAGGACTGTCTTGGAAGTTTTTAAATATTCCATCTTGCAGTACACCATCTTTAAATAATCTTGTATCACTTGCATACTTTTTATCATCTATGCTAGGAACCATTCTATATACCCACTTTGTTCTATCAAGTGTTTCTGTTTGTATATACAGTTGTCCATTAGCAGTTGCTAAGAAAGGACTTGCACAATCAAATGTAATTGTAAAGTTTTCGTTGTGATACTTTCTAATTGCTCTTTGTAAGTCTGTTAATAATACTGCCCATTCTAATTTACTAGTGCCTAAGAAGTGCATAAAGTCATGCAATCCTTTTTCCAGCAAACCATCAAAACGTAATGCAACAATTCTTTTAAGCACCAAGTGTATATCACACATATTCTGGCCACCCATTGACCAACCATTAAAGTGATCTGTGTATTTCTTAGGATCACAATAGTCTTTCATCTGTTGATACCAATCTTCTGCATCTGTATGGTTTTCACCTTGCAATACATTTAAGAACTTGCAATTACCATTTCTATTTTTCATAAAATAGTCATTGTTTATTCTTGTGGCGTTAACGGCTTCTTGATACGTAGTGATTCCAGTTGCTTTTTGTCCAGCTTCTGACCTTGACACCCATGCAGGAATATCAAGTATCATTCCATAGTCCATATACTTGTCCATCCAAGTAAGAACTTGTTCACGTTTCTTCTTTGCTTTAGGACAGTTAGGATCTTTCCAGTCACCTTCCCAAACACCTTTACCTATCTGGAAGCCTCCTGAATCTCCAAGCAACCAACTGTTGTTGCGATCTCTGTTTCTGATCATGTCTTCTTTTGGAGAGTTTTTGTTTACATCTAACTCGGCGTGTCCTGCCGAATATAAACTCCAATGATAGTTGAACATACTAGCTTTAGGTTCAAGCCAGTTTAGACTTTCTACTTCTGTTGGAAAGGATTTAGGAATACGTGATCTTTCTACGTACTCCTCATATCTTTGCTTACCTATAAAGGTTGCAAAAAACCCACTAATGGCAGGGAGAAAAACTGCATAATCTTTTTGTGCATTAGTAAGATTTGTATTCACTATCCTCTCCTACTTAGACTGTGCAGGCAAAATGTAATTGTACTCCGCAAGTCCACTATCAACTGTTATCTGCATAGCACCTTGATCTGAAATCTTCATTGTAAGTTTTCCATCAAGTCCAAGTATTGCTTGTACCTGTGCAACAGGCCAACTCCATGCGTGTTTAAGTGCTCCAGCAATACCTTTTGCAAAATCAAATGATCCTGCGTGTGTACTGTGATCACCAAAGTAAAATACTAAATTATCATTTTCAGTTTTTACTGTAAACACAGTTTCTTCAGAATGTGCCGCACTCTGCAACTTCATTCTTTGAATACTTGCAATAGTTGGTTCAATTTCTACTTCCCAACTTGCACCTTTAAACTTAACACTCTTAAGTTTTTCGTTGATGATCTCTTGATTCATAAATCTGTAATCATTCTGGAAATCACCTGCTTCATTCTCAAAGTGAATGTGTGTAGGAACTTCTTCACCATTCCTTGTTGCTTTCTCAACGGAAAGTTTTGCATTTTTTTGATACTCTGGATTCTTCAAATGCAAAGCAAGTTTATCCAAATTGGGCATACCAAACGTTGCCGCAAATTCATTCACAGGGCTTTTTGTATTTGCAGTTAAGATAACACTTCTATCTTCTGCCATACTATCAATTTGTGTAGATTGATCATCGCCTGTCACTTTCACTAGATTCAAAAATCCTAGTGAGTGTGTATGAGCAACCATATCTTGTAAGATGTCTTTCATCAGTTTTTCTCCTTAGATTGTTTATTGTACAAAAGATTTGTCATTTAGTCAAGTCCTTTTGTTGACTTAGGTAGTCAAATAGTTTTACTTTTGGTGACCATCCTAAATTTGTTAATGTTGAAATGTCTGCTTTATTGCATAACCTTTCATGTTCGTCCCCCAATTTTCGATCAACTTCTAGATCTAAATAGGTTACAATTTCTCCTAATGGTGTGCTTTCACCTGTGCCAATATCAACTACTCCTTTTACATCTCTGTTCATAAGAAAGCAAATGGCACTACACACGTCATCAATGTGTATAAAATCTCGTTTATGGTTTGAATGGATATAGGAAAGTTCGTTGCGGAGTAATCTAGGGATAAACATATTGGGCCTTTGCTGACTGTTACTATATATAGTGCAAAAACGTAAACCTAAACTGTTTCTTGGTGCAAGTTCTTCCACAGTCTTTTTAGTAAGTGCATAAGGATTTCTTTCTGGTTCCTTTGAAGTGCTTGAACTTGCATACATTATTCTTGTGTCTTTGAAATGATCAAATATTCTTTTGGTTGCAATTACATTGTTCTTCCAGTATTCTTTAGGATTTTCTAAACTCTTTCTGATTCCAGAAGATGCCGCTAAATGTATTACCAAATCCACATCATAATTTAAATCACAGGTTACCAAATCGTTGCCGTCGGACTTGTCTATTGTGTATACTTGATGTGCTTTCAAGTGTTGCAATAAATGGGATCCTACGTATCCTTTGCTACCTGTTAATAATATTTTCAATCTTCTTCTCCAAGTGGATCCATGTCGTAGTATGTGTCATCTGCAAGTTCCATGTCGTCATCATTGTTTATAACCTTTACAGATTTGTTTTCCCACTTCATGATTATTTCATTTATCCTACCCATAGGATAATTTTTGTGTACAAGTTCTTCACGATATTCTCTTAGCTCAGCTAAGATTTCTTCTATCTCCCCAGCCATCTTTTTACTCCTTCGATTGGATTGCGTAAACCTTCATATGTTTCATCAATGAAACTAATATGTTTTTCTAGTTTTATTTTTAAGCCTTCAACTTCGTTGTCTATTTTGTCTAACCGTTTGTGAATTTTATTCATCTCGCTTAGAAACACTTGTTTGTTTTCTTCCATATATTTTTTCATTTCTTCATTTAGATCCATTTGTAACTCCAAAATGTTTGTATGTTGATTGAATACATTTTGCTTGATAATAACAGTCTGCTAGTGCATTGTGCATTTCTTCCTGTATTGCTTTACGTGGATCACTTGGCATCATGCTGAAGACAGTTCTACTATCTCTGATTTGCCAGAAGTTCCACGGACAAGGCTTTTTAATGTTCTTGTATAAATTTTGTAATATTGCATAATCAAACAACGGACCTTGACACCATAGTTGGTCAACACCCACACAGAACTTGTTGAGTGCTTTTGTAAGTTGATCCATGTTGACACGATCCTTGTGTTCTCCAAATGCTTCGTCTTGAATGTTTTGTGGTTGTTTGGTCCACCATTCCATTGTATTGTCGTCTATAGTTCTGCCTAGTTTTTCTGATTGTTCTTCAATATCACAACGTAGATATAATCCATTATGAGGCTCTTCATCAGTGTAAGGATCAAACTTAATTGCTCCTACTGTGATAATAACACTATCCGGCTCAACGCCTAGTGTCTCTAAGTCTATCATTCCGTGTGTTGCCATACTATACCAACTTCATTAAGATGATTACTTGTATTATTAAAACTGCAATCGGTACAATGGTTCTTATAAGTTCCATTATATGATTGTACTCGTCCAGCTTTCTTTCAAGTCTATTTCTTTTAGCTTTCATCTGCGCCTCCAAAGTCAAAAAGGTTATTAAATGTGTTCTTTTGTAATGTACTTGCTATGTCATAGTTTAGCACACCAATCAAGTTTCCAAGTTTATTATCAATGATAGTTTCTTCCATAGCATCATTATCAAATGGAAGTTCTTTAAACCAATCAGGCAAACGTAGTTCATCTGTTGGATATGCAACACTTGTATATCCTAATGGATTTGTTTTAAGTTTACATACAATAACTTTCATACCATCAACAATCTCTTGCGAATATTTGTCACCGTTCATTCTTTTTAATGTGTTCCAGTTTATACTTGCTCGAACGTGTCCGGGCATATTTGCTTTGCCTTCACGTTGTTCCTTTCTCATGTAATCACCTATTCTGTTTGCACGTTTAGGCGATCCTTTTTCATAACCAGGACGGAGTTTGAATTCAGTTCTAAATTCACTGATACGTTCTAATATATCAGTTTCACTTTTTTCTTGTAACACCATCATTAATATTTCACTTAGAAAGTCTTGCATGAATACTGGAGTGTCTGAACGTTTAAGATCAAGACCCATAGCTTTTACTTTTCCTGGCTTGCCATCAACATCTTTACGTTCACCTTCATCATCATATATCAATGCCGCATAACGTTTCTTTGTGATATACAATCCGGACTCTGCAACAATCTCTCTACCAGCCGCAATCACATCTGATCTGCTTTTAGGACAATGAAATGCCTCCATCATAAACTTGCCAAATGTTTTGTTTGCTTCTCCACAAACTTGATCATACAATTTAATGACACTATCCTTGGTCCAAGGAATCTGTCCTGCTTCTATTTCTTTTTTCAATATAGGGAACGCACTAAAATACACCGAGTCAGTATCACCATATATAATGCTATCACCTACGTGATCATATGTACCTGTAATAACTTTGTTTACTTCTGCCGCCATGTGTTTTGCAATAGCTCTGCCTGTAAGTGTAGTTGACTGTCCTATACGTTTATCAAAGAATCTACAACCAGGATTTAGTATTGCACCATATAAACTATTTAGGTTAATCTTCTTAACCAGCTGTCTTTTGTCCCAGAAAGCAATCTCTGTTTGATTACCTGCATCAATGGCCTTCTTCTTCATTGTTTGCAATTCTTTACGTTCTTGATACCAACGTTTTAACAAGCCCGGAATAACGCCATCAAATTCATTTGTAAGTATAGTACCATTTGCAGTCAGCATCCATGGTTGATTGCTATCATATATTAATTTGTAAACTTCCGCGGCACTTAAGATTTCACTTTCACCACTTTCAAAATCAACAGTTATGTCAACATCTTTTCTTTGTTCCATAACCGCAGTATATTCTAGTGTGCCAAACTTACCTTCCCAAGCACCTGCAAATGACTTCTTTTGTAATGTCATTTGATCATCAATGAATGCCTGTGTTAAGTCTTGTCTAAGTTGTCCAACAATGGTTGCTGGATCCATGTTCAATGCTCTAATAACGGAAGGATACAGTGAATTCAAGTCCATTGATCCTATCCATTTGTGTACACCCTTTTTAGGAAATGCCACATAAGCACCTGCGGCCGCAGTATTTTCTTCATCACGTTTAGGCCTGTTTGGAACTTGTAATCCTCTGTGATGTGCTTCGTTAATGATTGCTTGTTCTGTAACTGCCACTGCACCCATTGTGGTCTGTAGCAAAACAGTATTTGCATGAGCTAGTTCATTTGATAAATCAATGAACTTTAATTTTTTATCCAGCTTGTCCAGTAATGCAACATCTTGTCTGTTGTATTCGATGAATGTTCTGAAGTCATTGTTATAAAGTTGATCGAGTGTACCTTCATACACAGTTTTCT